CTGGCGACTTCGCTGGAGCATCAATTAAATGGGCTAAGGCACATGAGAAGGGCAGGGCACAAGCAGAGAAAGCCAACTCCTAATACTAGGAAGCTTTCATTTTTAATCTTTCTCCACAATACTAAGGTACGGAGTTTAATATGGCAGCAGTAATCCTCGATGAGGACTTAAGTAATGAGCGTTTTGATAGCTTAGATGATATGGCTACAGATACAGAAGCAAATCAGGAACCTTCGCAAGAGGCAACACCTGAACCTGAAGCATTCCCTGATAAGTACAATGGTAAGTCGTTGGAAGATGTAGTACGGATGCACCAAGAGGCTGAGAAGCTACTAGGTCGCCAATCTTCAGAAGTAGGTGACTTACGTAACGTAGTCGATAGCTATATCAACACACAACTCACATCAAATGAGGCATCACAAGCCCCTGCTGATACCCCCGAAGACATAGATTTCTACTCAGACCCTGAGAAGGCAATGAGCCGAGCTATAGACAATCACCCTTCCGTTAGAGCAGCAGAAGAATCCACGAGAGCTTATAAACAGCAAACCTCAATGGCACTTCTAAAAGACAACCATCCTGAGATACCGCAGATCGTAAATGACCCTAAGTTCGCAGAATGGATTAAAGCCTCTAAAATACGGACACGTATGTTTGTCCAAGCAGATCAACACTTTGATGTAGAGGCCGCAGACGAAATCTTCTCCTTATGGAAAGATCGTAGTGGTGCTATTACTCAAACACTTCAGGCTGAGAAAGAAGGAAGACAGAAGGCTGTCAAAGAAGGGTCTATGGGTTCTACCCGTGGCAACCCTGATTCTAGCACTTCCAAAAAAATCTACAGACGAGCTGATATTATTAAACTTATGAAAACAGACCCTGAACGCTACTTAGCGTTATCTGATGATATTGCACAAGCATATCGTGAGAAACGGGTTAAATAAACAAACCTTAACTTTTTAAAACAGAGAGACATTAAAAATGGCTACTTCAGTATATCCCGCTACAGGCGGCATGGTTGGTAACACAGACGCAGCAACTTTCATCCCCGAAATTTGGAGTGACGAAGTTATTGCAGCCTACGAGAAGAATTTAGTATTAGCACCACTAACTAAGAAGATTTCAATGTCAGGTAAGAAGGGTGATACAATTCATATCCCCGCACCTACCCGTGGCGTTGCAACTGCTAAGGCAGAGAACACCGCTGTAACAATTCAGAATGCTACTGAGTCAGAAGTTACAGTTACTATTAACAAGCACTTTGAATACTCACGTATGATCGAAGATATTACTAACGTACAGGCACTTGCTTCGTTACGTCAGTTCTATACTGGTGATGCTGGCTATGCACTAGGTAAGCAAGTTGATGACGATATGTTTACCCTAGGTAAGTCCTTTGGTGACGGTAACGGTTCATCTTGGCACACCTCAGCAGCTTTCTTTAATGATGTTTCTACAGGTACTACTGCTTATACTGCTGACACTGTTGTGCCTGCTGACGTATTTGCTGATAGCTTCCTACGTGACATGGTTCAGAAGATGGATGATGCTGACACCCCAATGGACGGACGCTTCTTGGTCATCCCACCTGCAATGCGTAATGCTATCATGGGTGTTGATCGTTATGTGTCTTCTGACTTCGTTAATGGTCAAGGTGTTGTAAATGGTAAGATTGGTGAGTTGTATGGTGTAGACATCTATGTGTCTAGTAACTGTCCTATTCTTGAGACTGCTGCTGAAAACGCTGCTACTGCTGGTGGTATCATCCGTGGTGCGCTACTTGGTCACAAGGACACTATGGTTCTTGCAGAGCAACAGGGTATCCGCTCACAGACTCAGTACAAGCAAGAGTTCTTAGGAACCTTGTACACTGCAGACCGCTTGTATGGTACTCAGGTATTACGTCCAGAGACTGGCTTCGTAATGGCAGTTAACGGCTAACCTTAGCTAACTATAGGAGCCTCTAGTATAAACACAACTTACTAGAGGCTCCTATTTTTTTACTTGCAATTTACACAAGGATTGAATATGGGTATATTAAATACAATCTTCGGTTCGGGTAAGGTCATAGAGAAAGGCCTAGAATTGATTGATGATTTACACACCTCAGATGTTGAGATGGTTGAATCAAAGAATAAAGCTAAGATTGATCTGATGCAGGCTTATGCACCATTCAAGATAGCACAGCGTTATATGGCCCTTATGTTTGGTGGTACATATATCAGCACATATTTATTAGTAATTGGTATGACGTTCACAGGTCAAGATGTCACACCAGTTAAAGACATACTACAAGAGTTTCAAATAGACTGGATAATGTTAACTATAGTTGGCTTCTACTTTGGTGGTGGGTTAGCCGATAGCATCTTAAGACCCAATCCTAAGCGTACAGCCTAGCATAAACAAACCCACAGACACCTAGGATTAATCATGGAACAGAATAACAGAGAAGCTATTACTAAGTTAGAATGGCGGGTAGATGGACACGATGTGCGGCTTAATGAACAAGCAAGTGATGCAGAGAAACTAACTGATGCAGTCACCTCTATAGCCGATATGCACAGACAAACAAAGTGGATGGGCCTAGGTGCTGGTGTAGTTTACTTCTCAGATCAATTTGGACTTGTATCAGCACTTAAGTTCTTAGCTCTATAAACAAGGCAGACAAATGAAAACATACCTACAATTAGTTAATAACATACTCATTCGCCTTAGGGAGCGTGAGGTTACATCCATTGATGAGAGCAGCTATTCTAAGCTAATTGGTCTAATGGTACATGACGCTATAGAGTCCGTGGAAAGTGCATGGAACTGGTCTAGCTTACGTCAGGCAGTAATAGTAACAACAACTGCTAGCGCCCCTAGCTACGCTATCACAAGCGCAGGTGATCATTCAACAATCTTTAATGTTATCAATGATACTAGCAACAATTGGATAACCTATAAAACAACTGAATGCACACCTGCTTATTATACGTTTGATGGTTTAGACTCTAATGGCGACACTAAGATCAAGTTATACCCAGTGCCTGATGGTGTCTTTAGTCTCGTAGTTAACATAGCTAAACGCTCACCTAACATCTTAGCGGATGCAGACACCTTAGATATACCTTTCTTACCTGTACAATCTCTAGCCTACGCAATGGCTGTTGAGGAGCGTGGAGAAGACGGAGGTATGTCACCTGTCTCAGCTAAGGCTTTGGCAGACAACTTCTTATCTAATGCTATTGCTATTGATGCAAGTAAGCATCCAGAGGAACTTATTTGGGAGGCACCATAACATGGCTAAACCGTTACTAGCGGCCTCCATAGCGGCGCCTGCATTCTTCGGTCTAAACACCCAAGACTCAGGGGTTTCGCTAGAGGATGGTTACGCACAACACGCAGACAACTGTATCATAGACAAGCAAGGACGCTTAAGTGCCCGTAAGGGATGGGCTTATCAGTCATTGTCTGTAGACACTGTAGTAGATGACAACGTAGGTATTAACTTACTTGGCATGGCAGACTTCAAGGACATTACAGGAACTGACACACGCCTCTCATGGACTGCTGATACGTTCTACACAGGCACAGTAGACTTAACCACAGTCACACCAACTACCACAGACACTATAGCTGCAGGTAACTGGCAATCAGCTACTTTAAATGATCATCAATTCTTCTTTCAACGAGAGTATATCCCCTTAGTCTATAGTAACGAGACAGGTTCCACAGTATTTGACTCAATGGATGTACACGACCACGCTACAAACAAATATCCTAAGGCTAACACAGTTCTAGCAGCATACGGACGCCTATGGGCAGCAGATACCTTAGAGAGTAAGACTACAGTATGGTTTACTGACGTATTAGATGGGACTGACTGGAAGAGAGGTACATCAGGTTCAATAGATATCTCTAGTGTCCTTACTCAAGGTATGGACGAGATAGTGTCCTTAGGTGCCCATAACGGCTTCCTTATCATCTTCTGTAAGAATAACATTATCATCTATGGTGATGGTAATAACTTCCAAGCATCTATGACTACTACGAGCCTTACGCTTACAGAAGTCATCCAAGGTGTCGGTTGTATCGCTAGGGACTCCGTACAGAACACTGGTGAGGACATCTTGTTCTTAAGTGACACAGGTGTACGTTCACTCAACCGTACTGTACAAGAGAAATCTCAGCCTATGCGGGATA